TAGCGCTCTGCTGCTGCTGCTGCGCTGGTCTGTCGGCGTTTTGCTTCTTGCTGCATGATGTTCTCCAAGTAATGCGCCCCGAAGGGCGCGAGGGTTGTTAGGTTTAAATTGCCAGCGCTGTTTTGCGCAGGACTTCGCGCTCGTAGGCTGCCGCCGAAGCAAAGAAGGCCCTGTCATTTGCCTGTGCCTTGATATTAGCAATACGGGCAACTTCCTTGGTTGCGCCATTAAGGCATACGGCCTCAAATACCGCGCTGGCGCGATCCAGCATGATGCGCTTCCACTTCTCAGTGTTATGCACCGCTGGTACGTTCAGGTGAGCCAAGTTCGTCCAGCGCGTAGCGATAGTAAACCTGTTGGAATCTTCATCGAACAGCAGTTCAACGCGAACACCGTCAATGTCGTAACCGCTGCGCAGAAGCTCTTGTGCCATGATCTTTTCTCCATTTCCCGCCGCGCCAATCGCTGCGTCCATGTAGAGACTATAGCAAACTAAAACTGCAAACGCAAGTGCTCATGCACAAATAAATGCAAATAAAAAAGCCCGACGAAGCGGGCCTTGTGCTATCCGAAGATGTCTAGTTGTCTCGGGTCGGTCTTGACTTCTACGTATACATGCCCACTCTCGCAGCTTGGTAGTCCGCGCTTCTTTGCCTCTTCCTCGGCTTTATGACATACCTCTCTACGCTCTCGCATGAAGATGCATCCCTGGCAGGGATCGTCATCCTCATCCAGCAAAGACATTGGCCGACGACTGGCAGCGAAGATGATGTGGGCGGGATCGAGTGGCATGATTGCTAGAATGGAATGTCGTCATCCATATCGGAGAAGTTCGGCGCTGGGCGTGCCGCTGACTGGCGCTGTTCTTGTCGCGCCGGCTGCGCCTCTTCCTGGCGCCCACTGAGCATCTGCATGTTCTCGGCAATGATGTCGGTGGCATACTTCTCGACACTGTCCTTGTCGGTGTACTTGCGGGTCTGCAAACGGCCCTCGACGTACACGCTGCTGCCTTTTTTCAGGTACTGGCCGACTATTTCAGCCAGGCGCCCGAAGAAGGAAATTCGGTGCCATTCAACCAGCTCGCGTTGTTCGCCAGTGTTCTTATCCTTGCTACGGTAGCTGGTGGCCACTGCGATGTTTGCGATAGCATCGCCGCTAGCCAAGTACCTGATTTCTGGATCGCGGCCAAGATTGCCGACAATAATTACACGATTTACGGAAGCCATTATTTCTCCTATTCAGTTATTGTGGGGCGCGCAAGATAGTTTCGTACTGCTGCACCATTGCATCGAACTGCGACAGCTTCTCAACCATGTCATCAATGAATCTGTCGTTGCGCATGATGCGCTTCACATACAGCGCCTTCCCAATAGCGGAAAGGTCCGGCACATACATGATAAAGTCACACCACTTGCGGCCGGTAATCCACATGCCACCTTGCATCTGGTGCTCGTATTCGCTTACATCGCCAGTGCGCCACATGTCCATAATCTTGATGCTGTCGATTGGGGCTTTCACTTCGATCAGGCCGTCATCATCCACAAGCCCATCGGACGAATAACCAAAGATCAGGCTTTCATCCAAGCAGATGCCGGCCTCGGTGACATAGGCGCCAGTGCGGGCCTCGTACAGCATACGGGCGCGCGCCTCCATTTCGTGGCCGCGGTCCAGTACCCAGGCTTTCGGCGGCTCACCGTGCGGCTGGCCGCTGATACGCTCGATGGCCAGGTCGGCGGCATAGCGTTTGGCTGTGTCGGATGGCTGGCTTGTATCTTCACCCTTGACGGCGCGGCGTACAGTGTCGGCAGTCGGCGCCGACTTATAGCCAGCCTCCTTTGCCGCATCAGCTGCCGCCATACCGCTGCGAACCAGTGCGACATATTTGGACTGGCGTTCATCCAGCGCGCCGACGCGTGAGATTGCGTCAGCAAAGCATGAAGCAGTGATCTTGCCGCACCTGGCCGCGTGCCACTCCGGCGTACCCTGCTGGGCTTCGATGAAGATCACGGCTGGGGCTCCCTGTCCATCGTATCAATGAAATCAGAGGCATCACTATCGATAGTCGTCGCCTGATCTTGGGTAGGATTTTCAGTGGCTGACTTTTCTCGTGCCTTCAATTCAGCTCCGCGTGCCGCCACCTCTGCCTTGAAGCGCGCATACAATTGACGGTCGTTCGCTGCTTGAATCTCCTTTATCCCAGCTTGCCAGACGGCAGACACTTGCTCAGTGGTCTCGCACTCTGTCACGGCACCAACCCAATCTTGAGTAATCACCACCTCTGCGGCGCCCATGTTTTTCTCGGATGCCATCTGCGGGGCCGGCGCCATGTCTTGCGCCTCTTCCACTGTTAGCATTCCTCCTATAGCTCCAGGAAACACAGCCCGAACACCTTCAGCAATGCAGCGTGCGCGCAGCATTGCCTTGGGGTAGTTCTTCCAGTTATCTTTACCGGTAAGTCCGGCCTTCCGTGCGTCTTCAAAGGTCCACTCGACTCGCAGCGATCCCCCCTGAGGGTGCGAGAAAACGCCGCATGCTCGGGTTGGCGTAATGTCCTCCCATGCCACTTTGCCGCCTGCTGCTTGGAAGCGCGCCAAGATGGAGTGAGTCTTTCTTGCGGGGCGTCCCTGTACGATATCAAAGTCCTGAATTGCAGTCATCGGATGCAGGCCCTCCGCTTGAGCTAGAAGCATCAAACTCATGGCCTGCGATTCATCTTTGGCGCCAAACAGCCGAGAGCGAACGATATAGCTCGACATGGCTTCCATTTCTTGGAATGGTACGATATTGCTCATAACATGCTCCCTTCGTGTATCTTGCTTTTTTCAATCAGATAGGCATTTGCTGCTGCCTCTTCGGTGTCGTAGTAACCCAAAAATCTCAGTTTCCCACGTGGGAGTTTTATGTGGGCACCCCATTTATTGTGGCTAGTCTTCCATGAAACTCCGAGATATTTGCTTGATCTTCCTCCTTCACGCTTGTTTGCTCTGGTTCTGTTTTGTTGGTTTTCGCATTGAGTTACACAGCGAAGATTCAGATACTTGTTATTTCCCTTATCACTATCCTTGTGGTCAACAACGTCAGATGGCATATCGCCAGTCATATAAAAAACAGCTAGCCTGTGGGCGTAATACGAGACTTGATTAATGCGGATCTGAATGTAGCCAGTTGGGTTCTTTGAGCCAGCAGTTGAGCCCGCTCTTGTGCCCCGTCGTGCTTTGATCCATTTGAAGACCCCAGTATCAGGATCGTAGGATAGTGTTGTCAAAAGCTCTTTGTGAGTGATATTCATCATCAGCCAATAAAAAAGGCTTCTTGAGTCGCTCTCCCGTTTCCGGGTTGGACTAACTGAGTTGGTACTCAGCCAGAGCGCTCAAGAAGCCTTACCAATTTTTGTTCTGGAGTCCAAGCCAGAGCTACATTCTGTATCAGATGCAGCTATTCCTGCAAGCATTTAGTTACTTCTTTGCTTCTTAATCGCCGCAGAAGCACGAAATTGCTTCCTCGTTCGGGTCGAACATATCGCCCTGGCGGTCTACGAAATTCATCATCTGCGCATAGCTGGGCCGGTCGTTGCGAAAGCGGTTGCCAGCGCCATGCGCTACTGCTTCTGCTGCTTGCTCTTGCTTCGCCCACCATACGGCACGCTCGGGCTTCTCTTGGATCAAGCTAACTACTTGACGCGCCGGCTTCAAGAAGCACAGGTCACAGTTGCCGTGCATAGTCTTGCCGTTCATGTTCGGCAGTTCCAAGTCGAAAGACTGTTCGCGCCAGAACTTGCCAACGTCTTTAGCCGTAACCTTCGCGCCAGCAAGAGGAATAACAACGGTTTCTTTCTTGCCTTCTGGGTGAGGATTTTGGCGGAACTTAGATACTCGGCTTGGTTCATCGGCCCGAATACCAAGAAAAGTGTCCCAATCTTCCCAGCCGAGTTCGTTTTGCACAAAGCGGTGGACAGTCCGAGTTTTGAGCTCGGACGAACAATATCGAGAGCGAGGGTTTGGCAAAACTCCACCACGTTGCGCTATCACTGCCTCAAATGGCTCCCCATTTCTGCTTGCTGTTTCATACGAAACAACCTGATAAGCGCCGGACTCTGGAACGAGCTTTTGAATCCATGGTGAGCCCGTATCTGCCAGTTCAGCAAGAAGACGAAGGTTTGCTTCGGTGGCGCTCTTGATTTTCCCGGTACGATATTCCAGCCAAGTCATATTCAAATTCCAGTTCACATCACACTCATGCGCGAATTTGAGGGTTAATTCATCCTCTTTACCAGTGTTCTCAAAGAACACTTTCGTGTCATTCGGCAGCTTGCCGCCATGCGCATCAACGATTTGCTTCAGCATGAATGCGCTTGTCCGACCACCAGAAAACTGAATGATCGTCGGCCCATTCGTGAGAAACGGATTGCGGCTCATATCCTCTCCCTATCCTTTGGTTGCTTTGGCGATGGCGGCATCGTACATCGCAATGAACGAGCACGCCGGGCACTGAACCAAATCACGGAAATGATCGCCCGTCATTGGCCCAGTCGCGTAGCAGTCGTTCGGAGCCACATGGCTACCAATGGCGCGACGCCCCTCGTGCAGCGCTTCCAGAAGATCAGGCGCCGCCGCCATCAGGCGTGCATTTGCTTCACGGATTTCTGATGCAAATGGTTCTGCTGGATAGATCGGTCCATGTGATACATTGGCAATCAGACAGCCTCTGGACATTACTTGGCAATCAACCTCCCGAATTGGAGTGCCATTCATTGTCGGGAATCCATACTGCCAAGGCCCAGGCGTGTGTTTCGTTTCCATGTTCTCTCCTTAAACTCGACTCACCAACCACCCCAGCACCATAGCCGAGGCGATCAGTACAAACACTACCGCGCTGGTGTTGCGGCGCTTGGTGGGGATGCGTTTAATCACCGGAAGCCTCTTTCTCTGCCAAGCGCTTCATGTCTTCCATCGCCAGTTCATTGCTCAAGTAAAACTGGCCTGGGTTGATCTGGTAGCCGCTTTCTCGGT